CATCGACATTTTGGTATGGGTCATCTTGATTATGAGCAACGTAAAGAGAGAAGTGTAGTCATCGCGAGTAAATACATAAAGGATATACCATATGAGCGTCAACACGACATAGCAGATGCGTTATGTATGATCATACATTACAATTTTAAGAAAAGTGTTCATTCTTTTGACTCGTTTAGGTTTACTAACAATTGAGTGATAGCTCGAACAATCGAACCGAGTTCATGACTGGGATTCGGTGATGACTTGAGGTATTCGAGGTTATATTCGGTCGTTTCCATCTTCCCAACTTCAGTCATTAGGGTCTCGTAACGTTCTTCATCCTTCACGAAGCGATCTTGTAGTTTCTCAGCCTTATCTTCTAGAAGCTCAATCTGCTCGGGGTATAGGTCAAGCTTAACATGGTTTACGTGTTCATCGTCGTCTTCGTCTACGTTTTCAAGCTTCTCCTGAATTTCATCGATTCGTGTGAATATTTTGTCAATCTCATTAACATAGTTTTCCTTGTTAATAAGTCTGGAATTGGTGAGTGCCTCCATCTATTTACATAATGGGGTTACCTTTTAAGTTCCATTATAGTGTGTATACGTCCGAGTCGGGCCTGTACGAGCATCCACAATGCAAATGATGCCAGTTTAATTAATCGCCCAGATGTGTCATCGGATACGTTATACACCGGGTCCAACACACGAGACATAAATGTATCAGCCTTGTCTTGTCCTGTGAAATATACTTCGAGTTGTGTCAGGCAACATGTATCATCATTCGTGATCCAATGGAAAAAGACGAACGGTATGAACAACGAATACATCTCAAGCCAGCGTACATCCTTAACAAATACTGGTACGAATATCCCTGCTATCAGGATGAGCAAATGAATGAAGAAGATAATATTCATATATAATAGACGATGAAAAAATCGTGGAACGACCAACATGAAAATATTTTACGCCAGTGGGGTGAAGCCGCTGGGTGTTATCGATTCATGAACCATCGTGCCTATTTAATGTACAAGTCCCTCTCTATGCGATTTACTTTACCTGTAATTATTCTTTCAACTATTACAGGCACTGCAAATTTTGCACAATCGACTTTGCCTCTCAGTATTCAACCAGCTGCCCCATCTGTTATAGGTGGCTTAAATCTTATTGCTGGTCTCATCGCCACCGTTATGCAGTTTTTGAAAATTAATGAATTGATGGAGAATCATAGAACAGCTGCATTATCGTATGGTCTATTGTCACGTAATATCAGGTTGACATTGGCTTTGCCACGAGAAGAAAGAAAGAAAGATGGACTCAAGTTTGTGGACGAGTGTAAAGCTGAATATGATAGGTTGATAGAGCAATCGCCATCTGTACCAATTAATATAATTAAGGATTTTGAAACGATGTACAAGGATGATGAAATAGAATTTGTCAAACCCGAAATACTCGATGTTCGACCCATAGGGATATTGACTGCCATCACGGAAGACACACCCTTTGCTAGGGTTGGTAAAATGTTCCAGAGTGAGGAATCAAGTCGTGAAGGATCGATAGACGTCGAACGAGGTGAATAACGAGAATAAACAATATGACATTGAAGAGCAACACACAAGCAGCATATGGAAGTATTTTCCTTTTTAAAGGTTCGACGACACGCTTATGTAGTGCGTCATTCTCCAGCACCAAATCTATCGCCTGATTAGTAAGATCATCCATGGACCGCTTCATTAAAATTATCGCACAAAAAAAGATTGAAGAAGTTGACACGGTTCATATCGAACTATACAAACGGGTGAAACAGTTGATCAGAGAAAATAAGAATATATTTATATGTGGACCGACCGGTGTTGGTAAGTCACACCTTCTTCGTCAAGTTATTGACTTGAGTACGTGTATCGAGGTTCAAACGAAAACGGCGATTGACTATCTGGATGAAACATATTCACCCATCGTGATCGAAGATTATGACGCGGAACCCATAATATATAAAAATTTAATCGATCATGTAATTGACCATGGAACTATCAATAAGAAATCAGTCATCATAACATCCATCTCGGTGTATTTGTTACCAAACTTTGAGACATTATTCATCAAACCTCTTACCGTCGAACAGCTATTGACAATCAAATCTGACCCGGGTGCTTTCGACGCAGCATCAAAGTCTAAGGGTTCTATCCGAAACTTTCTACATTACCTAGAAAATTACGATCATGTCGACGCATTTAAAACATCAAAAGAATATGTCAAGGAAATCTTATGTACGGGGGGACACTTCCCATGGTTCGATACGATCCCCGAACATGGGCATATATGTGACACACTACAAGAGAATTATATAGATTCGGTTGGAGCTGACATTACCACGATAACAAGGGCACTCTCCGACGCAGATATGATTGACACGCGTATTTATAATGGAAACTGGTGCTTACTTCCATACTACATTCATAACGGTATACGTATACCCAAAGCAGGATTGGGGTCAATACTTGATCCCGATAAAATCAGATCAGGGAGTGCATGGACAAAGTTTGGAAACTTCAAAATGCGTTTCAAGAAATATAACGAGATACGAAGGAAATCTGAAAATCGTATCGGTATAGAAGAAATGTGTCTCTTAAAGAGGTATGCAGAACTTGGTCGTTTTGGTATACTGTTAGACTATAACATCATACCGCAGGATTTTGATGTGATGAACCACCTCGCAACAATAAGTAAGTTAAAACAAAGAGACGTCACTAATATAAAAAAGGGTCTCAAGAATGCAATCCAAGGAAGACACCGAAGACACGACGACCACTGTGAAGACGATTGGTAACGAAATGTTCTTTTACGGTGATATCACACAGGAAAGTATCCTTGACTTCACCGAGAGTTTCAAAAAGCTCGAGATTGATGTACTCAAGAAGGCGGCCGATATGGTCGGCTACACGCCATCAATTCGTGTACATATCATGAGCGAGGGTGGTGATCTATTTTCGGGTATTGCAGCCATGAATGTAATGGAAAAATCGAGGGTTACTGTCATTACTATCGCACAAGGTGCATGCTGCAGTGCCGCGACATTTATGCTACTAGGTGGAAAGGAGAGACGGATGGGTCCCAATGCTCAAATATTGATTCACCAATTGGCAACTGGTGAATTTTGGGGAAATTTTGAGGAACTCAAGTATGAAGTCAAATCGTGTACCAAATTCATGAAAGCCATCAAGGATATTTACATGAAAAAGACGAAGATTCCCGAGAGGAAGTTTAAGAAACTCATGAAAAAAGATATATACCTCACAGCATCTAAATGCCTAAAATATAAGATCGTTCACGAGATTGACTAATGTCTATGTGTCGTTTATATAAACCCAAAAGAATCACACATAAAAATAGAATACATAGAGTGTTCAAACTGAACATCCCCTCCTCGTCTGGTATTCTAAGTCGTTCCATCCTACCATAATTGACAACCGGTGGATCAAACATCTACTTAGAATATATATTTTAATATCATAGAGATACCATGAATCAAATTGTCGAATACATAGGACTCGCAAGTTCAATACTCATCACGATCATGTTCGTTCCACAGATTTTACACGTGTATAAGACTAATGATACACGTGCCATAAACTATGCATTTCTCGTTATTAACGTTCTCGCGAGTACACTAGGTCTCATATACTCTATTTATTTTACAGTCGTTCCAATGATCGTCGCGAACACATCGGCAGGTCTTTTCTCGTTATCACTCATATGTATGAAATACTTAAATAATAAACCCCCACTTATAACAGATGAACAGGATAGCTGTTGACGTTGATGAAGTACTCGTTACCTTTTTGTTTCCGATGGCCACGTGGCGTGGTCTTAAACTTCCGAAAATGGACAAATACCCCTATCTCTATCGTGATATCTTTTCAATTCCCGAACCGGAATCTAAAAAAATGGTACGAGCATTTTATAGTAGTCAGTCCTTCAAGAATCTGAAGCCTCTCCCAGGTGCATACTCTGCACTTTCACGACTTCGCCAAGATGCCGATAAGATTTATGTGGTCACAGGACGACAATCTATCGCACGAGAGACGACGGAATGGTGGCTCAATAAGTATTTCCCAGATATATTCGATGATCTTATTCTGACCAATAGCTTCACACCTCTCGAAGTTAACAAGGCTGATATCTGCCGTTCATTGGCTCTGGATACCATGATTGATGATAATATCGGGATCTGTACCGACTGTATCAACAATGGAATTAATGCTATTCATTTTGTGGGAGAAGATGTATACCCATGGTGCGAAGAGACGAATATAAGTGTACGGTCATGGGATGAAGTCTTACAGAAGTAGACGAACGATCTGATCACTGTCCTTTTCTTTCATGAAAATAGTTTCATCACAGTCACCACTCTTCATGGCAACGATGGCTTCACCACACATAGTTCCAGGCTTCTTATATCTATCACACGCATACACCGTCCTGTCTGTGATATTCATATTTTTGCTGTACCCAACAAATGTTCGATACATATCTCCCTTCTCATCCAGGGCCTCTACAACCACTTTCCACGAATATGGACCGAATTTCCTTTCAGGTGACGTATAATCCAGAAGGGAAGACTTTATCGTTTTTGTTCTTCGATCACCCTTAGATAAGAATGGTGCTAACAGGGTAGTTGTTAAACTCTGCATCTAGTATATACTCGTGTTTCTCTTTTAAATATTTTTGTGGTAGTATTATAGATGCCCGACGTCGCCGCATATATTAAAACGGCCTTTTATTTACCAACGAGTACTAATGATATCAAGTTTTCACAAATCAGAGAAATGTATGGTAACAAAGAAGGTACAGCCCACGCATCGAAAACATTCAGTAATTATCTTAGGGATGGTAGTATCGTTACGAGTACTAGCTATGGGGAAGGTGAATACAAGGCTACCAACGAAGCTGGTAATATAACTGTTTCAATTACCCCAACTACACCTCTCAAAATGTCACAATTCCGTGGTGTTGCTAAAGAGTTTGTAACTAATATTTCTGGTGCTGCACAAGAAGTAACCGGCCCCCCTGCTAGCATCTTATATAAACGTATTTACAAAATGGTTATAAACGGTACTTTATATCGTGCAGACACAAATCAAAGTGCATTAATTCTAAATAGCCCCAACGCGAACGCAATATTCATAATTCAAAACGAGTCAACTATGTATGGAGGGGGTGGTGCTGGTGGTGCTGGTGGTGCTGGTGGTTCTGCTGGTACTGGAGGTGCTGGTAATCCTGGTGCTAGTACTTACGTGAATGGTACTGCTGGTGGTGGTGGTACTGGTGGTGGTGGTGGTAGTGACGCTAGTGGTGGTGGCTACAATGGTGGTCATTGTTTAGAAGTAACAGCTTACCACGCGGGACAATCACTATACCTTTTCAACAAGGGTACTCTCAAACCCGGTGGTGGTGGTGGTGGTGGAACAGGTGGTGGCGGTGGAACAGGTGGTGGCGGTGCTGGTGGTAGTGGTGGGAAGGGTGCCGAAGGTAGATACAACGCTGCCGGTGCGTGGACATACACCTACGCTGGGTATAATCCCGTCGGTTCAACCGAATCATTTTGGAGGGTACAACAAATGACCTGGTCTGCGAGCACGGCTGCGACGTTGGGGCCTCCGTTTATAGCAGGGACCCACAATTATGGCAATATATATTGGCTTGGGAGTCAGAAGTTATACTACGAGTTGTCGTCGACTCTGGACGGGTATTTTTTTGGAGATGATCCAAGGGGTACGGGTTCGGGGACTGGTAGTGAGGGCTACCAATACAGGCGAGGGTCTTTCCAATATAAATTCCCCTATCACAATATATGGCTTTACAGTTTGGCCAGATTTAACAGCGTCGGTGGTGGTAACGGTGGTTACGGTGGTGGGGGTCGGTTTGGGAGTAGCGGATTGTACGGCCCTGATGGTAAGAAGGGTGCATACTATAATGGATCTAACGAGGTGACAGGTACGACTAATCACACAGCAGTTACAGGGGGTGCCATCCAAGGCAATGCCATAGCAGGTATTGCTGGTGGTGGTTCAACAGGTATCACCACTTACAATTGGGACGCAACTG